ACAAAGGCAGCTAGACAAGCTAGCCCTATCACTAAGACTAACTTCAAAGAGCCCGGTGGTACACAGATTCGTGTAGGTACAACTACAAACGCATCTGACGCTTACATGACGCTTACAGCTCTACAGCTCTAGTAAACGCTTTCTATGATGCAGCTGCTGCACTAGACGAGAAAGGCGTTTCTGGCGACGGAAGAGTTGGTGTTCTTAACCCTAGACAGTACTACGAACTAATACAAGCTGTTGGTTCTAATGGACTCATCAATAGGGATGAGCAAGGTGACGCATTACAAACAGGTAATGGCATCATCGAAATTGCAGGCATCAAGATTTACAAATCTATGAACATTCCATTCTTTAGTAACTTCGGTACTAAGTATGGTACAGGTTCTGCAACAAACCCCGGTATCGACGACCCCGGAAACTCTGGTGACTTTGTAGGTCCCGGAATGGAAGACGAGAGAGCCGGTGCATCAGCAACTAAGACCGTTAACACATATGGTAACGCTTCTGAGTTCGCAAACAGCTGCGGCTTAATCTTCCAAAAGGAAGCAGCCGGTGTTGTAGAGGCAATCGGACCTCAAGTACAGGTAACATCTGGAGACATTTCAGTTGTATACCAAGGTGACGTAATTTTAGGTCGCCTAGCTATGGGAGCAGACGCACTTAACCCTGCTGCTGCTGTTGAATTGTTCGCCGGAACAGCAACTAAGCCTACAGCTTTAACTTAATTTTTATTCTATACGGGAGCTTCGGCTCCCCTTTTTTCTTATGGCTTCCACAACTATTGACATCGACACAGAATTGTCCGCAGTAAATACTATACTGGGAGCAATAGGTCAATCACCAATAACACAACTTAATTATGACAACCCAGAAATATCATTTATATTTAATCTACTAAAAGATGCTAATATAGATACACAGGCAGAAGGATGGCATTTCAATACAGAAAAACATGTAGCATTTGCACCAGATTCCGATGGGCATATTTTTATATCAAATGATGTTCTACAGCTTGATGTTTCTGAAGGTTGGTCAAATAGAACATATGATGTAGTCAGACGTGATGGTAAATTATATGATAAAATAGATCACACAGATGACTTCTCAGACATTACATCCATCGACTTAGATGTCGTAAAACTTTACACCTTTGAAAACTTACCTATACCATTTAGACGTTATATCACATATAGAGCGTCAACAAAAGCAGCTACTCAGTTGGTTGCAAACCCTAACCTTGTTAAATTATTGCAAGGACAAGAATCATTAGCACGTGCTGCATTAATGGAGTACGAGTGTAATCAGGGAAATCACAGCATGTTTGGATTCCCAGAAAATACAGTATATCAAACATATCAACCTTGGAGAAACCTTAGAAGATAATGGCAAGTTTAACCCAAACCATTCCTAGTTTTACTGGTGGTATATCGGAACAGCCCGATCAATTAAAATATCCGGGACAAGTTAAGAATGTCGTAAATGCTATACCTGACATTACTAAAGGCTTGTATAAAAGACCGGGTGCAAAAAGAGTAGGCACCAACCCGTTACCCAACGTAGCTACAGGTGGTTCGTGGTTCCACTACCATCGTGACGAAGAGGAAGGGTCTTACATAGGACAGGTAGCCGCAGACGGTACACTAAAAATGTGGAAAGCTAGCGGCGATAACCCCGGAGCTGAACAGACCATAGTCTATGGTACTGGTGGCGAGACAGCTATCAAAAACTATCTAGCAACAAGCAATAGTGAAAACATACAATTCCTTACTATCAACGACACTACCTTTGTTAGTAGTCGTGACGCTACTAATGCTAATACACTGGTAGGAAAGTCAGGTACTACACCAGATAATCCTGATACTCACTTTGCGTTTGTAGAAATTACACGTACTGAAAACGGTAGACAGTACGGTATGAATATATACAATAACGATACAGAAACTACTTTTACTAGAGCTACACGTATACAAATATTATCTGACACACTTGATGAAAGTGGTGGTACTGGACAGTGTAGAGGTATTGGTATACAAACATTTAGTTGTACAGCTGCTAGTAGCTATACTGGTACAAATACAAATTTAGTTACAGATGTAAATAATAATACTGTAACTTCTGGTAAAAACAATCTTATCTTTAAACTTGATATACGTGGACAACAAGGTAACATAGGTGCTGACGGAGACTCTCCAGATGACTTTGCCTGTGCTTACAGTAGACAAGCTATACTCTTACATGGAGGAGAAGGTTGGGCTTTTGGAGATCAGGTAACTATTACTATGGACCAAGCAAAGGGACGTACCGTATCTGGTTCGTCTAGTAGTGGTACTTCTGGTAACTCTGGTAAAGGAGAATCTTCGGCTACTTATATTATAGAGGTTATGGAGCATGAAACTATAACCGTAAAAGCTAACTTAAAATTACTACGTCCCTCACCTACACCTTTTGACGCTGATACAGCAGTAAGTTCTGACACAGTATTAGGCGGTCTTCTTGCAGATTTACCATCAGGTATTACTGGTAAAATTATAGGTAACGGACTTTACATGTCTAGCACTACCTCATTTAATGTTGAGATAGTTGAAGATGACCTAATGCGAAGCATGGGTACAGCTGTTAACGATGTGTCTTTATTGCCAAAACAATGTAGGCATGGTTATATAGTTAAAGTATCTAACTCTAGACAGTCAGATGAAGACGATTACTACTTACGATTTGAAGGTCTAAATAATAAGGATGGTACAGGTTCGTGGGTAGAGTGTGCAAAACCGGGTATTGATTTAAGTCTAACTAATATGCCTCTAGCTATACAAAGAACTGGTTTAGCTAATGGTGGTACATCTACAGAAATAGCTACATTTACTATTAAACAGTTTGATTATGCTGATAGAGAGATAGGCGATGAAAATACTAATCCATTTCCATCATTTGAAGGTAAGCGTGTTAACAGAGTTTTGTTTTTCCGTAACAGATTAGCCTTTTTAGCAGGCGAAAATGTGGTATTATGCCGCCCGGGCACGCTAGGAAAGCCTGATTTCTTCTCAGAAACAGCTCTAACAGTTAGTGCTAATGACCCTATTGACATATCTTGTTCTTCTAATTTCCCGTCAGAACTGTTTGATGGTATAGATATTAACTCAGGTCTTGTAGTATTTAGCTCAAACCAACAGTTTCTATTATCATCTGACGATACAGTACTAAACCCTGACACTGCTAAGTTACGTAGTATATCCACATTTAACTATAACAAGGATATACCTCCTATATCACTAGGTACTACAGTAGCATATATGGATAATTCTGGTAAATTTAGTCGTTTTAACGAAATGGCTAATATTGCTAGAGAAGGAGAACCTAACGTAGTAAACCAGAGTCAGGTAGTTCCTACATTAATACCTAAAAATGTAGATTTATTTACTAACTCAAGAGAGAATAACCTAGTATTAATAGGTAAAACTGACTCAGATGAAGTACAAGGATTTAGATATCTTAACGTAGGAGATAAACGTCAGCAATCAGCTTGGTTTAAATGGAAGTTTAATAATCCACTTAAGTATCATTTTGTTATTAATGACGAATATTACTTTTTAGATACAGATAACTTTTTACAGGAAGTAAGATTAGTACAAACAGAATCTGACCCATTTATTATACAAGATAATGTCGATTACTTATTACATATAGATAATCATGTCAGCGTATCTGGTGGTACATTCGATCATCCTACTAATAAAACTACATTTACTGGCATTACTTGGCTTCCTTCAGTTACTACACCTAGCTATGATTTAGTTGCTATAGATACAAATACAGCATCTACCAGAGTAGGTAGATATGCAAAGGCTACAATACAAAATAACACTGAGTTTACTTTACCGGGAGACTGGTCAGGAGCAACAATCTTTGTAGGATATTTATATGAATACAAAGTACTATTTCCTACATTCTACTTAACACAAACTCAAGGAGAATCTGCTAGAGCTGATGTTAACTCATCTCTTGTTATACATAGAATGAAGTTACACTTTGGTAAGATAGGTCTTTATGAAACAACTCTATCACGTGTTGGTAAAAATGATTATACAGAAGTATACGAATCTACAGAGTTAGACGAGTACGATGTATCTGATGCACCATACATAGAAGAGTTTATAAAAACTATACCAGTATATGAACGTAATACTAACGTAGATATTACACTTAAATCTCAACACCCTGCACCATCCACACTAAGAGCTGTGAGTTGGGAAGGAGACTTTTCACCTCGATATTATAAACGTGTCTAAATTAGATCAATACGTAAAACCAATTACAAAAGAGGCTGCCTTAGAGGTGGCCTATAACCTACGCCCAGATGACCTCAGAGAGGTCGTCGAGGGTCATGGGTTAGACCCATTCCTAATCCTCCCTAGAGTGGCTCAGGAAGGCTCTGCTGTGTATTTCACAGTACCAGACGGCAAGACTGCCGGACTAGCAGGAGTCGGGGACGGTGGAGAAATCTGGATGCTATGCACTCCGGCAATCCATCGTTATCCAATTACATTTGCAAGAGAAGCCAAGCGGTGGGTCGATAGCCG